AATGTATTTAGTTTATACAACGAACACGTTATTGCAGCTGATACTACAGCAGAACTTTTATCAAAAAGTTTGGTGGTAAAAGCAGGCGAAATATTAAAAGTAACCGCTGCTGACGCAAACAAATTGTATGTCACAGCAAGTTTGATTGAGTATGCAAAAGGCGACTAATAAGGTAGTAGAACTAAAAACACAAGAAAAACAGCCTTGGGAACAAGAATGGAACAGATGTAAGCCTTTTATTGAAAAAGCAGTAAAGTATCAAGATTCCTATACAATTGACGATATTGAAGATAAAATAAGATCAGGAATATTCCACTTATGGCCAGGCAAAAGGTCTGCTTATATAACAGAGTTTGTACTATATCCACAAGTAAAAGCGTTAAACCTTTTGTTTTGTGGTGGTGACTATAAAGAATTAGAACAAATGTTGCCGTCAATAGAAGCATTTGCAAAGGCGGCAGGTATAAAAAGACTTTATGGTGGCGGTAGAAAAGGATGGATTAGAAAAATAAAACATCTTGGATTTGAAACAGAATATTTAATTAGAAAAGACTTATGAGCAAAGGAAAAACCACAACAGTTCAGGAAGCTAGTTTACCAGCCTTCCAAGAAGCACAGTTTCAAGAATTATTTAGCAGAGCCAGAGGACTCTCACAACAGCCATTTATACCTTATACAGGCCCAATGGTCGCTGGATTCAATCCAGACCAACTGAGGCAGTTTCAGGCGACAAGAGGACTATTTGAATCTGGTATGGCGTTTGACCCTACGCAAGCCCTACAAGGACTAGCACAACAACAAAGACCTATGACAGGTCAAGTAGGATCATTACTTACTGCGCCAATAGAACAGTATCAATCGCCGTTTCAACAACAGGTAATAGATCAAGCGTTAGGCGATATACAAAGACAGGCAGATATAGCAAGAACTGGTGCGCAAGAGCGTGCGATTAGGGCGGGCGCGTTTGGTGGCTCACGATCTGCATTGTTAGAATCAGAATCACAAAGGCCATTTATTGAAGCACAAGCAAGAACAGCAGCAAACTTACGACAAGCTGGTTTCGAGCAAGCGCAGAGGGCGGCGGAGAGCGATATTGCAAGACAACAACAATTAGCTATGTTTGCTCCACAGCTTGAACTACAAGCAAGACAGCAACAAGCTGGTTTGCTTGGTGGTTTACAAGGATCACAACTACAAAACCTTGGTTTGTTAAGTGGTATAGGCGCGCAACAGCAGGCGCTACAACAAAGAGGTATAGATGCTGCAAGAGGCGAGTTCCAAAGAGCGCTAGGATATGGACCTCAACAATTAAGTTTATTACAAGCTGGTATGGGAACACCTTTAGTAACAACAACACAAACAGGTAGACAAAGTACAGGTCTTGGCGATATATTGGGTGGCGTTACTGGTTTATTTGGATCTTTGGCTTTGGGTGGTATAAATCCGTTTGGTTTTTTAGGAAGATAGCATGAGTTTTGGCAGACCACAAACACCTCTTACACCAGAGCAGTTGCAAAGACAACAAAGAGTAGGGTTAGGACTTGCTGCATTATCAGATGTTTTTAGCAGAAGAGATCCGATAGCCAATACATTACAAAGGCAAGCATTTTTACAAGAAAGCCAACAACAAGCCCTACAAACACAACAACAAGTACAAAGATTGCAAAATGCAGGTTTTTCAGAACCAGAAATAAATCTTTTTTTAGCTGGCGTACCGCCTAAAGATATTCTTGGTTTAAGAGAAACAACGCCAACTGTATCAGGTGAACAAATTATAGAAGATGTAGAAAAAAATGTTGAACAAACAATAGAGGAAACAAATGTTTTAGATACTTTTGCAGATTTAGACCAAGCGTTTGGTCCAATAGACGCTGCACAAGAGGGCGCGAGTAGATTAACAAGGGTTTTGGGTTTTGATGTTGACCCGAAAACAGGCGCAGCTGTAAGAGCAAGAAACAGTTTAAACACAGAAATTTTAGCTAATTTAGCAGCTGATTTTACAGGTAGGCCAAATATGTTGATATATGAAAATATAAGAGGCAATTTACCTATGACTGCTGCAACATCAGAAAATGATGCAAAAGAAAAATATATTAATATAAAAGATCAAGTTGATGCTAGAATTAATAATCTAAAACAAGGTCTTAAATCAACAACTGTAAGTGACAGCGATAAAGAAAAATATAGAGAAGAACTAAACAAGAGCATCTTACTTTCACAAAAACTTGATTCAGCAATATTATCATTATCTGGTAAGCCAAAAGATATTTTAGAGCCTGACAATGTAGATTTTGGTATGTCAGGCAAATATACAGGCTTATATACCAATGAGTGAAAAATATAAAGAACTCAAAAATATTGAGAACAAGCAACAGGTTTTTAATCAAATAAAATCTGACGGATATGCTGCCTTGCAAGCTGGTAAAATTGATTCTAAAACTTATTATGCTAAAACAAGAGATATTGGCATAGAACTTGGCCTTATAGACCCAAATGATTATCCTGGTAGATTACCACCTTTTGCAGAATCTTTTTTAGAGGTAGTTGGTGGTGTTGGCGGGGCAATA